ACCTTTGGACGTGCGCACCACTACACTGTAGTAGAAGAAGAAGATTCCGCTGAATAGCGATTGTTAGCAACTAAAGCTCCGCCAGAAATGGCGGGGTTTTTTTGTGCCTACGCATCTGGGCTCAGTAGGGATATAGGGGGAGGCAGGACATAGGGAGGCTAAGTGATGACAGCTAGATGCCATCGTTCGGATAAACCTTCCCTCGCTGCGCTCGGCTCACTACATCTAGCTATCATGAGATCGAGCCTTTGCTGGTTGTCAAGTATATAATCCACTGCATTGCAGTCAGTTGCACAGCTTATGCATGCGCTTTGCGAAAGAAACTGTCTTACTGGTTACTTATGAGGGTTAAAATGCTCTGGAACGGCTTTATATATTCCGATACTCTCGACGTGCACATGTTGTGCACAATACAAACCAAACCAAATAAGAACATGAAAATCCAAATTAACACCGAATCAGAAATCGATATTGACGAACTAGCAGACGCACTCGACTCAACTCTCGACTGCAAAATTGACGGGTTCGTCTCCGAGCTCGATCTGTCCGATGAAATACGCGATGCAATCTCCGATCAAAGCTTTGATTACGAAATCGACAGCGCCTTGAATGATTACGACTTTAGCAGATGCGATGAAATAGTAATCTTACAAGAGCGAGTCACCGACCTGGAGGACGTAATCAAGAGAGTTGCGCAAGCACTGCCAAACAGCGCATTTGATGCAATGGCGGAAACCAACAAGCAACTGCAAAGCAGATACGATGAACTAGAAGCCAAGTTCAAGAAAATGGCGGGACTGGACGACGTCTCGGATTACGAAAAGGATCAAATCTAATTTGTTCAATGGTTCAAGGTGGCGGGTATATACCCGTCGCCTTTTTTCGTGCAATTTAAAACAAAACAAAAACCCAAACAGAAGCCCAAAGGAGGGCAAAAGAATTATGATAAGAATCACAGACACAACAGATCGGAAGATTTTCAACAGTCTCGACAGATGGATACAGCACGCCAACCCGAAGCAATGGAAAGCGGGCAAGGTATGGTATACAGAGGCGCAAGACTACTGCAAAGGACTAGCGAAGGAGTTCAAAATCGACCCTTACAAAGTCGCGGGCGTCTTGTCTGCACTTTCGCCGAATAACAAATGGGAGCGCAACAAGTCAGACGCTTATGACGTGATCAATGCTCACTGGTATGGATCGGGAGCGGACTCCGTCAAGTGTTGCACTTACAACGCCAACAAATTGAAAGCTTTCGCCATACTGGCGGACAAGGTTTCACTGTCGGAGAAGTCACCGAAGACGCACGCTTTCGCAATGAATGTCGGTTTGCTTTCACCTGATCACATCACAGCGGACAAGTGGCACATCCGAGCTTGCCTAGTTCGTCCAGAACAGGGCGTCACGGAAACCGCCGAGAGTTGCACGTCTGCACAATACCGCCGAATTGAAGCGGTCACTGTAGAACTCGCCCGAGCTTACGAGCTCAAGGGATACGAAGCGCAAGCCATCATCTGGTGCACAATCAAGGACACTTGGAACAGGTAACAACAAGCCCTAGTCAGTATATCTGGCTAGGGTTTTTCTCGTAAGTCAGCTATCACACATACAGAACGGAGCCCAAACCGAAGAAAAGAGGGGACAATTTATTATGCAAAAAGAAAAACAGAAAACATACAACAAGATCACTACCGAGCATCTCACTTTAGAGAACTCGTTTGGAGTAATAAGGGAGGAGACGGAAGTCAAACTCAACTGCACTATTGGAATCAGAAGCCATGACTACGGCTGGTTCGAGATCTTCGACGAAGAAACGGGGGGCAATGAGTGGCACGCCGAAGGCGGTCTCTGGTTCGAGGGTAAGAATGTCACCGATTACGACGGGGTCTTTGCCTTGTCAGGCGGGGTCATTGAGCTACTGAAGGAGAACGGATACAACACAGAGGAGGTGGACGTATGAAGGAGACAATGCTCAGAGGGACAATCGCTAAGTTGGATATAGAGGTGCAGTCAGCACTCGACGAAACCGAGCCTCACGATTACTACGAGAGACTGGTGCGGATAGAAGCACTGGTAAAGGAGTTGTCGCCGATGGCGCAGGACATAATGATCCTGTCCATGACCGCATACAATACTGGCTATACCGACGGAATGTCTGGGGACAACTTCAACCCGCCTTACAAACACAAGACTGATCCAGACCGACATGCAGACTACGCTTTCGGCTTTCAAATGGGAACAAAGGAATACGAATCATGAAAACAAACATAGAAAAAGTAACTAGCGCGATGGACTTCGGTTCACCGCTGAATCAAGTAGTGATCCTGTCGGCAATTGAAAAATATTGCGAGCAGGTGTCGAAGATAGAAGAGCAACCCGAGAACTGGACGAATGGTCTGGTCTCTTGGGAGGCTTGGAAACAATCATGCAAGGACGTAGAAAGGAGGATCTTCGAGTGAAGAGCATAATAGAAGTAGAACTAGAGTTGCGAGGCAGAGAATGCATTGCAACGACAGAGGTCTCGTGGAGGCTAAAGCACTGCGAGTGCACTTCCACCTACGGCGACGACAAGAATTGCGTCGAGAAGTGGGACGAGGTCGAGATAGAGGGCGTCGAGCTTGAGTGCCTGCAAGTCCTGACTGATACCGAAGACGAATACAGGGCGATACCCTTGTCGTCATTAACAATAGAAGACCTGCGATGCATAAAGGATCTAGCAGGGGAACAACTAATGGAGGAAGAGGTATGATGCCAGAAGGAGAACATAAAGAAGAGTGCATTGACGACATCACCAACATGGTAATGGACGAAGTCCGCGAGGTGCTATCTAAATACGAGATGCACTTCCCCGAGTGGAGCGACGACGACCTGCCCCAAAATCTGGACGACACGATCTACGGGTGCATTCACTCGGAGATTAGATACGCCCTTGAGCCAAAGCCAGAGCCATACGAATACGTATCGCCCGACGAGCACCTAAGCAACGCATTCTGCGACGCTATTAAAAAAACAGAAAGGAACAAATGAACGATACACATAAAGACCACATCATAGTTTTCAGCCGAGATACACTCGACGAAACTATTACAGCCCGACTGGGAATGAAGATAAGTGCAACCGATGACCAATGGAATGAAGTCGTTGATTATTTTCACAGCGATGACGAGGCGTGGGGATACATTAATCATGCTGTAGATGAAGCGGTGGAGGAATGCATTCTACCTATGGTGCAATCAATGGAAGGAGGAACCAATGGGTAGATACTACAACGGAGACATAGAAGGTAAATTCTGGTTCGGACTGCAATCGTCCGACTCCGCCGACAGGTTCGGTGCTGAAGGAACTACGAGTTACTTGGAATACCATTTCGACGAGGAAGAGTTACCTGCTGTCGAGGCGGAGATCAAGAGCATCGAAGATGCAATCGACGAGAAGAAGATTGAATCTTATCTCTACGGCGACAAGGGAAGATACACAACCGAAACGCTCGAGCAGAATGGCATAAATGAAACTCAACTCAGTGAATACGCAGACCTCCTTATCGGCAGGAAGATCAGGGACTGCATAAAAGAAACGGGTGAATGCAACTTCGACGCAGAACTATAACAGAAAGCAAACAATGAATAAGTTCAAGCATTACTACGCCCAAGTGCTTATCCGCATAGGCGAACACGAAGTTCACACTGGATACCGATTCATCGCTACCGACATGAAGTCGGCAGAGAGAGAAGTAATAGAGGGTTACGACATAGGTGGAGACGACGACGAGAAAGTCGCCGAACTCTATAGCCTAGTCGAAGTCCCAAAGAAGGACTACGACGTCCTAAGAAAATATACATAAAAGAAAGCAAACAATGAAAAATATAACCGAAATCATAGAAGAACTAGATCTACCCGAAGACGAGCCATTCACTTACTTCAGCGAAGTCAATCGACTCCTGAAGGAGGAAGGCTCAGTCCGTATGCTAGCGCAGACTGACGGGCAATACACCGCGATCACGCACGACGACGTCCTAGCGCACTTCACGGACGAAGGGTTCCTGACGGACTGGAATGCTCCTAATGACATGCCGATGGAAGACAGTCTAGAAAGGCAACGGCTCTTCATGCTGGAGCTGGACAAGGTCTTCGTGAACTTGGGACTGCAGTCAGGCGAGGAGGTTCAGGGTGCTTAGGGCTCTTGGGGATGCCTTCGACCTGCTTCTGGTCGTCTTCATAGCGATTGTAATTCTAAGCAACATGAAGTAACAATATACCCGCGAAAGTAGCACATACAATAACAAGCTCTTTAAGCCTTGACAACCAGGGCTTAAGGGGCTTTTTTTTTGGGTTATGGAAAAACTCAACGTATATCCAGAAGGGGGGGCTAACCTTTTAGAGCCCGATGCAATGGTGTCAGTAGTTCAAGGAGACAGCATTCAGGAGAAGATGGTATCGCAGTTGGCAACTGGCGATGTTTACACAACTAGAATCAAAAGGGAAATGCACAAGCGCACAGTCAAGCAGTGCATAGAGCAAATGATAGCTAGGAAAATATCGGTAACGTATAAGTTCTTCCCTTGCTGTTACCTGGTGATAAGTCACATCACAAAGGGAGAAATCCTGAACTTTCCTATTGAGGAAGACCTCGACGTGGACGACATACAATACGTATTTAATTACGTGCTGGACTGCGTAGAAGAGGACGAACTTTAATGCGAGGACATAAGGGGCAGACATACCAGGATTGGGTAGGGACGGAGTCCTGGAAGGAGGGGCAGGAGACGGAGGCGTCTTTCGGTGAACTCCTCGAAGAGAGATACCCAGGGGCTAGACCCGCAACTCTATCCGAGCAATACATGCACATTGACTGGGTGTGCTCTGCTGGTAGCATAGACGTCAAGGCGCTGAAGCGTAAAAGCAGAACAGGGGCCAAAACGGAGGACTTCATCTGGCTGGAGTTCAAGAACAACAGGGGGGACAAGGGTTGGCTATACGGACAGCAGGACTTCATAGCCTTTGAGTGCATTGATCACTACCTGGTAGTCCGAAGGGAGCACCTAAAAGATTTAGCCGAGGAACTTTGCGATACAAATAAAAGTGTTGCAACCGCCTCAGATGCCCTATACAAGGGCTACACAAGAAGGAACCGAGATGACGTCATCTCAATGATTCGCAGATCAGATCTGCTTAAAATCCAATACACCAAACTAAATAAGATATGTCGCACTTCTACAAATACAACAAAGGAAACCCCATCTTCCTCGAGGATGTAGCAACTCCAGCTCAAGCAAAGAAAATACAGGGGGCATGGCCTTCAGTCACAACTGTTCTAGGTATAATAAAGGACCCCTTCCTCGACGGCATCTACAAGCCGATGAAGATCACCGAACTAGCAAGGGAGTTACCCCACATGCACTGGCGGGGAATCGCGGACTTGACCTACGGAACCAGGGAGAGTCCAGTAACAGGAAAGCAGATACCTTCATCCGAGTTCGGGACGTCCGTGCATAAGCGCATAGAGGACTTCGTCCTGGCGGACATGGATGCTAGACTGCCAGCAGATAAGACGCCCTGGGATGACTGGGCTCGTCCATTCATAGATTGGTATATTGACAACGACGTAACTCCAGTGGCTGTAGAGCACATGCTGGGCGAAGGGACAGTCAAGATCGTGGGTAGCGTTGACTTCATTGGCAAGGATGCTTCTGGTGAAGCGTTCCTGGCTGATTACAAGTGCAGGGCAAACTGCAAGGGGACGGGGAAGTTCTACCCCAAGGACCTGTATCAGCTTGCTATTGAATCCTGGATGCTTTCCAAGCGAGCTAAAATGGACTACATACCTGGGTGCATATCAATCTGCATTGATTGCGACACCAAGAAGCATTATCACAAGGTCTGGAACCCAGAGCAGATTCTCGAGGGCGTCGAGATCGCCAAGCTCTGCAGTAAACTATATTGGAAAACTAGAATGTAATAAAGTAATGACGATACTAAGCTTAATACTAATTTTAATACAGGTAGAAAGCTCTGGAAACGACCTAGCCGTCGGGGACGGGGGTAAAGCCTATGGTTGCCTTCAGATGCACGCAGGATACGTCCAGGATGCCGCTGAATACGCTGGGGAAGACTGGAAGCACGAAGATGCCTTCTGCAGAGAGACGAGCATAGATATATTCCTTGCTTACATGGCTAGATACGCTACTTATGAGCGCCTAGGAAGAGCCGTAACGGCGGAAGACGTAGCCCGAATTCACAACGGGGGCCCGAACGGATGGAAAAAACAATCAACAGAAAAATATTGGAAAAATGTACAGACTAAACTATAACAACGAAAATGGTTACAGTGAAACTAAGAAGGAAGAACCAAGCGAGGAGAACCTTTTTGATCTAGCTGATGAAGCGATTATATTTCACGGACTGGAGAAGTGCATCACTGGCATGGATCAATTCGGTTACGCGGTATACGACTACTTGAGGATGATTGACATCTTCACGGAAGACGGTATGACGCACGAAGAAGCCGAGGAGTGGGTTGATTTCAACGTAGCGGGAGTGAATGCTGGTGTAGGCTTCGTCATTCATTACCCTAACCTGTGAATCAATACTCAATAAAATACAGCAGATCCGACATGCCAGAGGGTTACGTCGGGTCAACGATCAAGTGGGCCAGGACAAAGAACGATGCAGTTAAATTAATCCTTAAGAAACTACCAGACTCCCAGGGCAGGTGCGTTTTTAAGCGCGGTGGCATAGGGGAAATAATATCAATAGAACAGATAGAACAAACATGAAACTACCAGACTCAGGAAACAGATCAAACTTCAGCACTGGAGCAGTGCGAGACTCAATGCGAGGCAAGGGGTTACCTAGCTTAATTCCCGTCAGCGCACTCAGGGCCGTTGCCAGGCGCTTTGAAGACGGCGCAGAGAAATACGGCAGGGATAACTGGAAGAAGGGCATCCCTGTCTCTAGATACGTGGACAGCATCAACAGGCACCTGTGGCAATTCATGGAAGGAGACCAGGCCGAGGATCATCTGTCGGCGGTAATCTGGAACGCCATGTGCCTTTACGAGACAAAAAACAGAATTGACAAGGGGGACTTGCCAAAGGATCTTTATGACTTATGACAACGAAAACACAAATAAAGAACCAAAGGAAACTTAAGCTAGAAAAGGAGGAGTCCAAGCACAGGAATGCCTTTAATCATAAAGTCCCTTCTTCCCCTTCGGAGGTTCGCGCTCTAAAGCGCCATGCTCAGTCGCTAATACATAACCACAGGATGCTGAGTTGCAGAATAAAAAGACTCAAGAGGCAGAGGGTGTCAATTAACCAGGAGCTAGATGAAATCGCAAAATGCATGAGCTTAACTTACGAAAGGGGAAGTAGCTCAGCTGGATAGAGCATCGGTTTTCTAAACCGAGGGCCGCAGGTTCGAGTCCTGTCTTCCCTACCACATTATGAAATATATAACTCAAAGCAGACTCTCCGAATGGAGAAAGGCAAACGAACCTAAGAGGTGTCCTATAAGCCAAGGTAGCATGCACGACACTGTCGTGGATCATTGTCACGCAAGCGGGGAAGTAAGAGGAGTTCTGCACAGGCAGAGCAATGCCTTCCTGGGGAAGGTCGAGAACGCATGGAAGCGCTACGCATGCAGGAGCGCAGATGTATCTCTACCAGAAGCACTTAGGCGCATGGCTGACTGGATCGAGTTCAGCAGGACTGGATTGTTGCACCCCATCGGGGCAACTCAATTGCAGAAAAGATTCAAGCAGAAAAAAAATGAACAACAATTGAAAATTTTACTTGACCTCGGTGTAGACGTTGTCAGCATGGATGCAAGCAACTCGGATAAGAGATCTAAGTTGTATAGAAAACAAATAACAAAAACCAAGTATGACTAAAGCAAATACGAATACAAATATACGTAAGAAGCTACAGAGGATACAATCCTCTTTGAAAGCCCCCAAGGGGCAGACTAATAAATTCGGTGGATACAGCTACCGATCCTGCGAAGATATCTTAACTGCTCTGAAGCCTCTCTTGATTATTCAAGAGTGCAGTATAGTCATTGGTGACGAGCTGGTTGCCCTGGAGGGCAGAGTCTTCGTCAGGGCTGTAGCTAGACTTCTTGACAACGACACGGATGATGCAATCAATGCAAGCGGTTTCGCTGAGCACGCCGTAACTAAGAAGGGTATGGACCAAGCGCAGGTTACTGGCAGTGCTAGTTCTTACGCTCGCAAGTATGCACTAAATGGACTTTTTGCTATCGATGACGCAAAGGATGCTGACGCAACCAATGATCATGGAAAAGCATCAAACAAACCCACCACTAATAACAAAAAGACAGAGGAGCTGTTTTAATTATGCCAGAAAAATACGATAACACTAATAGCGGAGCTATATTCAAAAACAAATACAAGGAGAGCGACAAGCACCCAGACTTGACTGGTCCTCTCAATGTAGAAGGTGTTGAATATAACATAGCCGCATGGAGCAACGTGAGTGATTCTCAGGGTAAATACCTGAAGATCAGCATCAGCAAGAAGGAGGACAAGGCGGGCAAGGGCCCTTCAGCTTCCGTCAGCGGGTCTACAGACGAGCCGTTCTAAGCTGATCACAGCTTAATGATTCTGGGGAGGGGGTTATGCCTCCTCCCCTTTTTTGACCAATAACACAAACAAGAAAATGATACCACAAAATACAGAAGCAGAAGAATGCCTTCTCTCCAGTTTTGTAACTGCAGGAGGAGAAAACAAGTTCGATGAAGTGGCAACATTGCTAGAAGCATCGGACTTTTATAAGGTAGAAAACCAAATTATATTTAAGTGCATGCGCCAGATCGTAGTATCTGGTAATGAGCTGGACGAAATATCATTGTCCGAGGAGCTCAAGAAGGACGGTATGCTAGAAGAGGTCGGCGGAATCGCAGGGATGATGGAGCACGTCAACAAGACTGGCCTTGTCCAGGTTAAGATGTGCGCCGAAATAATAAAGGAGAAGTCCAACCTTCGTCAGCTGATCAAGCAGTTCAGGTCCAGCGTTGAAGAGATGCAGTCAGAAGTAAAGGACAGCAAGGCAGTCTCCTCAGAAATTGAGAGCCTTCTTCTGGGTCTTAACGACATGTCCGATTGCGACAAGAGCGTCAAGTCCGCCCTAGCCGAGATACAGGAGGAGTTCGAGAGCATGATCGACGGGAGCTACGAAGCTGACGTAGTCAAGACGCACATTGATCACCTGGACATCAAACTGCACGACGGAGGCATAGGCATGGGGGAGGTTTGCGTTATCGCGGCACCTACATCCTGCGGTAAGTCCCAGTTGGCTCTGAACATAGCTAGCAGGGCCGTGGACAGGCAGGGAATATCTGCCTTCATATTTTCATTTGAGATGCCCCAAAAGCAAGTTCTCAAGCGTATGATGCACTCTATGTCGGGGGTGAACCCCAGGAACATTAAGGCTGGATTAATAACCGAAGAGGAAAGAGAGAAGGTCCGCCAAAGCAGTAAAGCCGTAGAGAGCATGAACATCTTCACCAGTCACAGTGTTCGGGATGTCGAAGATCTAATGATTCAGGCTAGGTCAATGGTTCGTAAGCACGGGATAAAGCTTATAATCATAGACTACCTTCAGCTGGTTCCCTGGGACGCCAACAAGTTCGGCAAGACCGCTGGTGTCTCTGACATCTCGCACAAGGTCAAGCAGATGGCAATTGAGCTCAATGTAGCGGTAATACTGCTATCTCAAGTCAACCGAGACGGCGCTCGTTCGGAGGGTGGCCTGGAAGTTTATCATCTACGCGATTCTGGGGACATTGAGAATGACGCTGACGTCATAATTATGATGTATCCAGAGCACATGGACATGAACAAGGCCAGCTACAAGGATAACGTAGGTGAATACAAGAATATGGTTTACAAGATCGGCAAGAACAGAGAAGGTGAAAGGGACCTAATGGGGAACTTTAAATTTTATAATCAATACGGGAGGTTTTATTAAATGAGTAGTATAACAAGTTGCATTAAGTATTTTGAAAGCACACGCGGAAAGTTAGTCACCCCTGTCCAAGAAGTAGAAGAAGTCTACTGCGGACCAGTACTAACAGATTTCGCCAAGGAGCTAATCGAAAGAGTAGAAAACAAGAAAAATAACGAGGACTCCTTGACACGCGTTCCCCCAGGCATTACAAAGTAATGCGAGGTAAGCTCCTAGGTGACGAAGAGCGGGTTAGTTCTTGACCCTGTTTAATCCTCAGCCCCTCTCGTGTTGGTCATAATACGAGGGGGGTTTTTTTTACCTAGAGAGCAGGAGTGCCGCTACGTCGTTAGTTATTATTTTCTTTCTCCTCATTTCATTAAACAAGGATCTATCTATGTGGGCGTTCATCTGTCTTAGTAGGTCCGCTCTGTCCGCCGCATTCAGATTCATCAACAAGAGGTCCTGGGCGCTTCTTCCGTATCTCTGGTTAGTGCGCCTTCTCTTATCTTCGGACTTGAATCGTTCCGCCTTCATTCTGTCTTCGGCTCCACCGCTATACAGGCCCCTGATTACGCCAATTTTCTCCGCCTTGCTCTTACCCTCCATTTGAGCGTCGTATTGCTCTTGGGTTGATTCCGTTGCGCCCTTCTTGAATGGCTCAAAGTCCATGCCTTTAGTTATTCTAAATATGTCGGCGCTTCTTACGCCCGCGCTTTTCATGAGATCGATTTTCTCATCCCTGCTATACCCGAACGAGTCGAGCCTACTGTAGGACTCTTCAATTCTATCGAAAGCAGACTTGGCATTCTCCACGGCTTCCACGTAGGACCTTTCGATCTGCTCTTCGGTCATCTTGCCTTCACTGAACTTATACTTGAAGTCAGTGCTGTAGTTGCCCCTGGCGTCAGAATATCTCTCAACGAAATCCTGGATTCTCCTCTTAGCCATTTGGTTGAAGTCAATCTTCGTGAACCTGGCACCGACCTGTCGAAGTAGAACTTCTGACATTGTGAAGTCACCAGTTCCATCTACCGAGCCCTGAAGGTTCTCCAGCTCTCGCATTACACCTGGCTTGAATGTCTCAAAGATTACAGAACTTACCCGATCCTTGAAGGATTGAAATCCTTCCGCTGTAGATATTTTTTCACCGTAGATGTCTCTGTTGTCAACGGCACGCATTACGTTTTGATTAATGAAAGTACCTTCGCCCATTAGTTCCTCGGAGATCAGTCCAGAAAGGGTCTTGGTTGTGTCGTATTCATTCTCTTTGCCTTGCGAAGCTGCATCAATGACAGCTGAAGCAAACTGCGTAAGGGTTGCATGCGGGAAGAGGTAACTGGTCATCGCGAAAGTCCCTTTCTTAGTATCCTTGTCGATGGTAGCCATGAAGTCCTTGTCTCTCATGTAACTGAATCCGAAGAAAGCAAAGTCGTCCCTCTCTTGTGATCCATCCAAAGCTTCTCCTTGAACTCCTGGAACCTTCTCTACGCCCCTAGACAAGAATTCCTTCGCCCCTGCGGAGGCGGCAAGGATCCCCACTAGCATCCCAGATCTTTTTAGTCCTTCGTTTCGCACTGCATTTATGGCGG